GACGGAACTGAGCTCGACACCGGGAGTGCCGGGCTCCACGACGTCCTCGACGATGACCTCGCTGCCTTCCAGCAGCGCGAAATCGCCGTCGCCCAGAGGCCTCACCAGGTAGAAGGCGTCGCCCTCGGTCAGTGCCACACGAACCCCTTGGAGTCCAGGTGGTCGGCGAGCTCGGCCGGGAGCTTGTAGCTGCGTCCCCGCTCGAAGTCGTAGTGGTGGCCTGCGCCGAACGTCATCTGGTCCAGGTCAGAGTTGATGCGCACCGTGCGGTACGGCTGCTTGACCTCGACGCCGCCGCCCAGCTCGGGCATCGTCGGCGCGGCCTGCGAGGTCAGATCGACGACCTCGTGGTCCTTCTCCTCCTGCTCGGCCTGCATGACCATGGTCAGCTCGGCGGCGTCGCGCACGGCGTTCTCGTCGCGTTCCTTGGCCAGGCGGTCGGCCTCGCGGCCGGTGAAGTCCTGCGGGCGTCGGCGGGTCGTGGCCCGCCCTGCGGTGGTTGCGGCCATGACGGCGGCTCCTTCAGGGTGCTGCGAGTAGTGGGCCTATGCAGCGGTGGGGACGGACACCCACCGCTGCATAGTCATGCGGTATTTCAGTTGGTCTGGAGGATGACGACGGACTGGTCCGTAATCAACCCCATTCCAAGGATCGCGTACCAAGCCAGTGCATGTTCACGTCCGAAGTCGAGGACTCCGCCGTCACGCAGTTCGACCGGCAGGCTGATGGCGTGCCCGAATGCGTTGTCACCGATGAACACAGACTGATACACCTGGGTGGGTACGGTGTTTGCAAACTGGTTGACTTGGGTGGTCTCGATAAAGACCACGTCGTAGAGGCGGCCGATCTCTCCCAGCATAAAGTTACCGGGGGCCGCATACTTAGTGACCTCGATGAACTCGGGCTGCTCCCGCAGGTGTCGGCTCTGGTGCGGGTGCACGAAGCCAACGTATGTTTCTCCAATCCTTGGCACGTTCTTCGTTGCCAAGGTCTCCGCGACATCGCGGATCGCCGCCGGGGTCAGGTAGAACTGCCCCGTCAGGGTGTTCGCGGAGGTGGCCGCGGCGCCCAGGTCGTACGGCGAGAAGTTCGTGATCGAACCGGCCGGGTTGCGGTAGTACCCCCACAGCACGGAAGACGCGGTCAGCAGCGTGTTCTGGGCAAGAGTATCAAGGTACTGAGCCATGTTGCGCCCGAGCAAACGGGACGCCGAGGCCATAACGTCGTCAAACGACGCATTCAGCAGCAATTCGGTCACTGCGACGGCGTATCCGTGCTCGGCGACCGTGATGCTGAACTGGGTCGCCGTCAGCGCGTTGGTGGTCATGCGCACACCCTCGACGAGCTGCGAAGCCGCGCCCAGGTTGGTGTAACGCATGAAGTTGATGGTAAGACCTGGAGACACTCCGAGCTCGGTCTTCTTCACAGCGAATTGTTCATACCTGAGTATGGGCATCGCCTGGAAGAGGATCTCCTTTGACCAGATTGTCTGGATTGCCGCACTAAGCTGGGTGTTTGACCCGGAATAGTTCGTCGGAGAACCGGAGAGGTTCGGAGTGCCCGTGATCGCATTGGCCATGACTGGCCGCTCCTATCTCGGGCGTGGTGCCGACCAGTTGCCTAGAGGGCACCGCTTCGGTATTGGTTGGAAGCTGCCGCGAGTAGTTGCTGCCGATTGGCCGCGTACTCCGCCGGGGACATGTCCCTGATCTGTTGCGGAGTGAGCGTGCGCGATGACGGATCTGTGTCCAGTGGGCCGATGTTGGGACGTCCGGTGGCGGACACCCCGCGCAGGCTGGCCTGACGTGCCTGCGCCTGTGCTGCCGCGATCGATTCCACGATCGCGGACGACTTGTTCACCAGGAGGCTGATCGAGGCGTCGATCTCCGCCTGGGTGCCGCCGGTCACCAGGTCCAGCAGCTCCGGGGCGATCTGGTCGCGGTGGGCCGCGACCTGCTGCTGGGTGTACTCCCGCAGCGCGGTGAACGAGCGCTCCTTCTCGAAGAGAGCTAGCTGCTCTTCGCGTTGGCGCCGTTCCTCGGCCAGCTGCGCCTCCAGCCGCGCGGTCTCCGTCCTGACGTAGTCCTTGGCGGACATCTCCGCCTCGGCCTTCGCCTTGGCGGCTGCGTCCGCGTCAGCCTGCGCCTTGGCGGCTGCGTCGGCCTGCGCCGCCTTCTCCGCCTCGATCGCCGCGAGCCGCTCCTGCATCTGCGTGAGCGACTCGGACTGCTTGGTCATCTGCCCGTAGAGCTTGTCGCGCTCGTCCTGGCGGAACTTGGCGACCTCCTCCTCCGTGAACGTACGGCGCTGCGCGAGCGCGTCCGGCGGAGGCTGGGGGACGGGGATGGTGACCACGTTGGTCGCAGTGTCGATGGCGGGCACGACGGGCGTGGGACTGCCGGACATTGTCACGTCTCCTGTGCGTTGTTGGTGTCCGGATTACGCCGCTGCGCGAGTCGCGTGCCTGCGGCGAGTGCCACGAGTTCGGTCTGAATCTGCTGCATGTCGCTGTTCGGTCCGCCCAGCCCCGGCAGGCCTGGAAGGACCTGGGGGACCGCGGCGCCGCCGGACGCGTCGTCCGTCGGGCCTGGCGGCGGGACTTCCACTCCCTCGGGCGGAAGTCCCGTCATGCTGATGATAACACTTGATATCTGTGCCTTTAGCAAGTCAAGTGCACCCTGCCGTTTAGCCTCGTCCATCTGCTCGTCGTAGATCCCCGCGAGGGTGTCGGCGGGGAACTCTTCGCCCAGCTCCCGCAGGGACCCACGCTTGGAGATCAGGCCGAGGGCGAGCTTGACCTGGATCTCGTTGAGCTTGATCAGGACGTCCACCGGTAGCGGCGGCGGGAAGTCGCACACCGTGCGGTAGATCATGAAGTCGGCCGGATCCAGCACGTCGGCCTGGAGGTCGTCGTCCTCGGTTTTCAGGCCCTCGGTGTCCGGGTCGTAGACCAGGGTCTCCGGCTCGAAGATGAACAGCGTACGCAGCGCGAACTCGTTGACCTTCGCCAGCCCGGCGGAGTACTGAATCAGCTTCCTGTGGTACCGGAGCATCATGGGCTGGTACTGGATGGCCAGGGCGACCCCTGACGTATTGGAAACAGGTTGAGATTGGCCCAGGGCGGAGACCGGCACGCCGGTCATCTCGTGCATCGCCGTCTTCAGCGTGTCCAGGTACGCGATGGCCCATTCGAGATCGACGTTGTTCTCAAGATTCTCGACCCTCGCGTCCTTGGGCAGGCCGCCCCACACCTTGCGGGGACCCTTCTCAAGGTTCGAAGCCTTGGCACCGATGATTACCGTGACAGGGGCTGAATGGTAATCAATGATCTCGGAGATGTTGGTCGCTTGCTCGTTGTACTCGCGGTTGATCGAGATGATGTCCGCGATGTCGGACAGACCCCACGGCGAGCCGGGGACCTCGATGTTGGCGATGTGCACGATCGGGATGACCCCGAGGCCGTTCTCGTGGCTGTCGATCAGCTCGTCGTTGATGTACTCCTCGACGAACTGGTCCGTGATGATCTCAGTGTACGTATATACTTGTCGTGTGCCTTCTGTCGAGGTGCCCCAAAATCTATACTTGAGTTTAAACCTAATGATTCTCTCTGGGTCATGTGGGTGGTATTCAGGGAATGCGAAGGTCGGGTTGATCGCCAGCAGCCGTACGCGGCCGGGGTGCACCAGGCCGCTGTCGTCCGTCCACTTCGGCTCGTAGGCCACCTTGATGAACACATCGCCGCACACCCCGCCGAGCTCGCCGATCTGCATGAGCAGGACGTCCTTGCGGTTGTCCGTCTCCCACACGCGCTTGAGCAGCGCGGGCACGATGTGCTCGTACGCCTTGTCGGACGCGAAGTGTACGCCCCTTGAGAAGCTGAAGTTCGTGATGAAGCGGGAGAACGCGCCAGCGTAGTTGAACGTAAGCTGCGTCTCACCAGCCTCTCTCTTATAACCCCAGTGATGTCCAAGGAACCATGCCAAGTTGCTGGCATAACGGTTGAGTCTCGGCCCGTGGACTTCGAACTCCTCGTCAGCAAGCTCTACAAGTCCAAGTGGTGATATAGAGACGGTGAGATCTGAGGCGGCAGCGCGCATCGACGGTGACGGGAAGGCCATCGACATCGGGCGCAGCTCCTCTCAGGTGCGGACACTGATCTACGGCAAGACTTACAGCGATTGGTAAGACGTTGTTAGTGCACCGAGGTCAGCGGCCCACCTGCTGGCCCAGATGCCCGATCAACCGATCGCTGCCGGTCTCCATCAGGGCGCGGAAGGTCTTGGCGGCGTGCTCGACCTTGCGCCGCCGCTCCGCGATCGGATCGCGGTGGCCGCCGGGGGCCTGCTGCGCGCGCACCTCGCGCTGCTCGGACTGCGCCTTGTGCACCTCGACACCGGCCCGCGCCGCTCCGGCCCGCGCCGCCGCCGCGGCGGCCTCGTGGTGTGCGCGGCCGTCGGCCGCAGAACCCTGCGCCTTGGCGGCCTTCGACTCGGCGCGTGCGCTCTTCTCGTCGGCGAAGTGGCCCTTGGCCGTCTGCGCCAGCTGGTCCAAGTGCCGCTGACCCTCGCCGATCTCGGCGTGCAGGGCATGCGCAGCGGGGCTGTGCGGCCCATGCGCGGGATCAGCATGGATCTGTGCGAGTCTGGTCTTGTTGCGCTCGACCTGAACCCTGGCCTGCTCGTGGTGCTCCATGACCTGGTGGCCCAGGGCGTTGTGGCGCGCAGCCTCGGCGGCTTTGCGTCCGTGTTCGGTGTCCTCGCCCACCGACGAGGAGGCCTGCGCCCGGTACTGCGCGGCGTTGGCCCGGTGCTTGGAGCCCTGGCCCTGGAACTTGCTCGACTTCGCGCGCTCGTTCGCCGCGACGGTCCG